ACATTAGGAAATAACTTAAAAGTTTCTAAGTGTACTAACTCAACTGCTTTTGGACCACACTCAATGAGTGGTAATCTAGTTGCTGACGCTTCTGCTGCTATCGGAGATACAACTGTATCGGTTGATAACGGTAGTTTAATGCAAGTTGGCGACATCTTAGAGTTTGGAGATGCTAGTGGATTTACTTCTACACCTTCTGGACACTATTACAAGATAACTGCAATATCTACTAATACATTAACAATCGCAAGATTCAATACTAATACAGGCGCTACAGAAACAGGCGGTCTTAGACACGCTGTTGTTGACAACGCTGTAATGAGAAGGCATTGGGAGTATTACTTTCAATTCTCTAACGCTCCAACGACTACAGATGATGTACTTGCTGCTGGCGGTTCATTAGATGAAATGCATATTGTAGTAATAGACGAAGATGGCGGAATTACAGGAACTGTTGGTTCAATCTTAGAAACATTTGAAGGCGTTTCACAAGCCCATGATGCTAAGACTGCTCAAGGTTCAAGTAACTATTATCCAAATGTTCTTTATGCACAATCAAAATTTGTGTATTGGGTAGACCACCTTTCAACTTTGTCAGACGGACTTGCTAAAACAGGAACAACATTTGATAATTCAGTTGGCGATGCATTTGTAGTATCTAATACTTCACTTGCGAGTGGTACTGATGACTTTACTGCAACTAATGGTGAGATTGCTCTTGCATATGAGAAATTTGCTGATACAGAAAATGTAGATGTATCTTTACTTATTTGCGGTCCTTCACAGACAAGTGCTGACGCTACTGGCGACACAAAAGCAACTGCTGTTATGGATATTGCAACTGCTAGAAAAGATTGTGTTGCATTTGTTTCACCTGCGAGAGCAGATGTTGTAGATGTTACTAACGCAATTACACAAACTGCTAATGTAAAAGCATTTGCTGAAGGTTTACCTTCAACATCTTATGCAGTAATCGATAGTGGTTATAAGTATATGTACGATAAGTACAATGATGTTTTCAGATTTGTACCTCTTAACGGAGATACTGCTGGACTTTGTGCAAGAACTGATAGTATTGCAGACCCATGGTTTTCACCAGGCGGTTTCAATCGTGGACAAGTTAGAGGCGCAGTAAAACTTGCCTTTAATCCTAATCAAACACAACGAGATGACCTCTACAAAGCTAGAGTGAATCCAATTGTATCATTTCCTGGTCAAGGAACTGTATTGTTTGGCGATAAGACTGCACAATCTAAACCAAGTGCGTTTGATAGAATCAATGTTCGCAGATTGTTCATTGTTCTTGAAAAAGCAGTTGCTACTGCTGCTAAATTTCAACTGTTTGAATTCAATGATGAATTCTCTAGGGCGAACTTTAGAAATCTTGTAGAACCATTTTTGAGAGATGTACAAGGTCGTAGAGGTATTACGGACTTTAGTGTGGTGTGTGATGATTCAAACAACACAAGCGATGTTATAGACAGAAACGAATTTAGGGCTGACATCTTTGTCAAACCTGCTCGTTCTATTAACTTCATTCAACTTAACTTTGTCGCAACTCGTTCAGGCGTAGCCTTTACTGAAGTTGCAGGCGCTTAATCTTAAAGGAGAAGAATAATGGCAAACATTAATGAATTCAAATCTCGACTTAAAGGTGGCGGTGCAAGAGCTAATCAGTTTAAGGTAACTTTACCTTTTCCTGGTTATTCTTCAGTTGGTGGTGAAACATCTGACTTATCATTTCTTTGTACTGCAACAACACTTCCTGGTCAAACTCTTGGAACTACAGAAGTGCAGTTCAGAGGTAGAACACTTAAAATGACTGGCGACAGTAGAACATTTGCTGATTGGACAATGAGTGTGTTAAATGATACAGACTTTAAAATCTTCAAGGCATTTGAAAGATGGATGAATGGTATGAATAACATGACTGATAATGAAGGGTTAACAAATCCTAATGATTATCAAGTTGATGGTTTTATTGACCACTTAGACAGAGATGGTAACTCTATCAAGCAATATCAGATGAGAGGATGCTTTCCAACTTCACTAGATGGTATCGCACTTTCGTATGGTACGAATGATGCTATCGAAGATTTTGGTGTAACTCTTGACTATCAATACTTTGAAACAGATACAACTACATAATTTTTAACAAGTTATAAGGACAATATAATATGGCGAATTTACTTGGATTCCAAATAACGAGAAATAATAACGATTTAGGGAAGCCGGCAGAAGCGAAACAAGCGTTTACTGTCGCCTCTCCTGATGACGGTACTACAACTATATCTGCTGGCGGTTACTTTGGCCAATACTTGGATATGGAAGTTACTGCCAAGAATGACATTGATTTAATAAAAAGATATCGTGAAGTAGCTCAGCACCCAGAGTGTGATATGGCTATTGAAGATATTATCAATGAAGTTATTATCTCAGACGAGAGAGATGCTTCGGTATCTGTATCGTTAGATAAACTGATGATATCGGACAACATCAAGATGAAAATTCGTGATGAGTTTGATGAAGTTTTGCGTTTGCTTAACTTTGATGAAAAAGGTCACGATATTTTTAGACGATGGTATGTTGACGGTAGAATATACTTTCACAAAGTTATCGACCCGAAAAGTCCACGAAAAGGACTAACAGAAATTAGATACATTGACCCACGAAAGATTAAGAAAGTTCGTGAGGTTACGAAGAAAAGAGATACACAAGGTAAGGGTGTAGAAATGATAGAAGCCACGGCAGAGTGGTTTGTATACAATGAAAAGGGAATATCAGCAGCGAATACAAATTCTGGTCTGAAGATTTCTCCTGACTCAATTACCTATGTAACATCTGGTGTAATTGACCAAACTAAGAATATGGTTATGGGTCATTTACATAAGGCAATTAAACCAACCAATCAGTTAAGAATGATTGAAGATGCTGTTGTTATTTACAGAATAGTAAGAGCACCTGAAAGAAGAATATTTTATGTTGATGTTGGTAATTTACCTAAAGTAAAAGCAGAGTCATATTTGCGTGATGTAATGGCAAGATACAGAAACAAACTTGTCTATGATGCATCAACAGGCGAAGTCAGAGATGACAGAAAACATATGTCAATGCTTGAAGATTTTTGGTTACCTCGTAGAGAAGGTGCAAAAGGCACAGAAGTACAAACTCTATCTGGCGGACAAAATCTTGGTGAGATATCAGATGTCGAATATTTTCAAAAGAAATTATATCAATCTTTGAATGTACCTATGTCAAGACTGGATGCAGATAATGGATTCAACATGGGCAGGGCAGCAGAGATTACAAGGGACGAACTGAAGTTTACTAAGTTTGTTCAGAGATTAAGAAAGAGATTTACTTCAGTCTTTAACGATATACTCAAGACACAACTTGTGTTAAAAGGTATTATCACAATTGAAGATTGGGTTAATATAAAAGAACATATACAGTACAGCTTCTTGAAAGACGGGTACTTTGCAGAATTAAAAAATGCAGAGATACTTAGAGAAAGATTAAGTCTTGCTCAAGAAGTAAGTCCGTATGTGGGTAAATACTATTCTGTTGAGTATGTAAGAAAGAATATCTTACAACAATCAGATGAGGATATTATTGAAATTGATAGGCAGATTGCCGGTGAAGTTAAATCAGGAATTATCGCATCACAAGACAATGGTGAGATGTTAGATTCCGAACTAAATATAGGAGATGAATAATTATGTCAAATGAAAATGTAGTAAGTATGGTCGATTCTTTATCAAACGGCGACAATGTTGCCGCTCAGGATGCATTTAAAAGTGCATTGACTGATAAGATTGGTCAAGCGTTAGATGATAAAAGACAGACTGTAGCAAACGATTGGTTGAATGCTGGTGATAATTTTGAGGCAATAGACGCTGCATCACAATTTTCTGGTACTTCAGGCGCTCAAGATGACTTTGATGCTGGTGCAACAGAAGTTGATTCTGAAGTTGATTTTGAAATTGATGACGACCAAGTAGAGGAAAGTTAAATGCTCGACCTGTCGTTTAAAAAGTTTACAAGAGAACTAAATGAACGCAGGTTTGCTGGTCCTCAGAGTTCTGCGGAGTTTAAGAAATTATCTCCAAAGATGAAAACTGCTGTCTTAGATATTTATTCTATGATTAGTAAAACATCTGACCCAATTATATCAAAGATTGACGGTATTATTAAAGTCGCATCAAAGAAACACGGTGTTAGTACTTATGATATCGAAGATTATTTTGACAACGAATTAATTAAGTAAAGGAGAAATAATGTCATTCGTAACAACAACAATGAGAGATACATCAATCGTTACAGGATCCGCTAGTGGCGGTTATGTAACAATTAAGGCAACTTTCGCCAGTGATACTGCAACTAACCTTGTTTTAGATGGCGGCGGTTTAAAAGGATTTGTAAACGGTTGTAAGTTAGACCTAATAAGAGCGTGGTGGTCATTTTCAATAGGCAATTATGATACTGATAACAGTAACGATTGTATTATTGAATTTAAATCATCTGGAACTGATGTAGTTGCATTACATCTTTCTGGAACAGGACATTATGATGGTTCTGCTGGAACAATTTTAGGTACCGCTGTAAACACAACTGTTACATCATCAGATATAACTGCTGAAACTAAAACAACATCTGGATTTGTAATCTTAGAATTTAAAAAGAACGGCGCTTGGGTTGCATAATATCTAATGGCGATTAAAAATGTTGAGGTTGTAAATATAGCCTCAAAATACATTGTTAAGTCAACAGGTATTAAGGATGAAAAAGACCAAGAATTGGTTGATGCAAATAAACTTACTGGTGCTGATAATGAATCACTAGTAAGTTTAATTGAGTGCTACCATTTGATAGAAGGCACAGGCACAATGACAATTAGTGCTGGTGATGAAACATTGACATTAACTGGTAAAGGTAAGTACGGACTACGACCTGAACAGTTAAAATTTGGTAACGATAAAATATTTAAACTAACAACTGACGCAAATGTAAAAAGTTATTTGTTAGTAACAGAATTTAGGAGAAATTAATGGCTGATGTTGTAACAAGTCAAACTATAGTAGATACATCTGGTACAAAGACTGTGATGAAATTTACTAATATGAGTGATGGTTCAGGTGAAACGCTTGTAACAAAGATGGACGCTAGTGCGTTGACATTTATGACCGAAGATGCAACTAAAAAAATTGCAAAGATTTGGTGGAGTATTAACACAACGAATGGTAAATCAGGCGTTGAATTGTTGTGGGCAGGCAGTGGTACTAGTTCTGTAAACTCAACAATAGGATTTTTTAGTGCTTCTGGTTATCATGATTACTATACTGCTGGTAATGCTATTCCTAATAATGCGACACTAGCTGCGACCACATCTCCTGCTGGCGATGTATTAATATCAACAAAGGGATTTGTTGCCGGTGATAACTACACAATAATATTAGAAGTAAGATAGATGAGTAAGAGAAAACCTAAAGACCGTTCTTACGAGATACTCGAAAGAATAGTTGGCACTAAGTCAAAGGCAACTTTGGCAGAAGCATTTAAGATGGCATTCGCTGAGAAGTATGATGTCAAGAGAGAAGAAATTAAACAGGGTATAGTCGATAAAGTCTATAACAAAGAAAAGGTGGAAAAATGAAACTAATTACAGAAACAATTGAAGATATCGATATCTTAACAGAAGCCAACTCAAAAGGTGGCAAAGATTATAAGATTCGTGGTGTCTTTATGCAAGCGGACATTAAGAACCGCAACGGTCGTACATATCCAGTAGGCACTTTGCAGACTGAAGTTGCACGATACACAAGAGAATTTATCGATAAGAAAAGAGCTTTCGGAGAACTTGGGCATCCAGACGGACCTACAGTTAATCTTGAGAGAGTTTCTCATATGATAACCAGTCTAACTCCAGAAGGTAAAAACTTCATAGGTGAGGCGAAAATAATGGATACTCCTTACGGCAAAATCGTCAAGAACTTAATTGACGAAGGCGCTCAGTTGGGTGTATCTTCAAGAGGCATGGGGTCTATATCTAACGGTATGGTTGGTAAAGACTTTTATCTCGCAACAGCAGCTGACATAGTTGCAGACCCATCGGCGCCTGATGCTTTCGTAGAAGGTATTATGGAAGGCAAAGAATGGGTATGGGACAACGGCATACTGAAAAGTAAATCTGTTGAAGCATATAAACACGAAATAGAAAAAGCAAGATTACACGAATTGACGGAAGTCAAGTCAAGAATTTTTGCCGACTTTATCTCAAAGTTGTAAAAAGTACGCAAATTATCACCAATGCGTAAGGATTGAGATGTTAGTTTGTATAAATATTTGTAATTAATGAAATAAATTAATTTTAATAAAGGAGACCGAATGTCTGAAACCGAAATTAAAGAAGAAGGAGTCTTAGCAGAAGCACCTAATGTAGTTACTAAGGATGCACAAGCAGCTGAGCCTACTCACCTTTCAAACGACGCTGAGGATTTGGGACCAGCAGTAGTTAAACCTACTGATAGTAACCCGAACGCTGCGAAAAAGGTATCAAAAGTATCTGATGCACAAACAAAAGATGCTAATGATGGTTCTTTACCGAATGACAACAAGCCGACTACTGCTTCTGAAGAAGTAGAAATTGACTTGTCTGCTGATGTTGCTGCATTAGTTTCATCTGACGCTGATTTATCTGAAGAATTTAAAGATAAAGCTGCGACTATATTTGAAACTGCTGTAAAGACAAGAATCAAAGAACACAAAGAAATCTTAGAAGTACAGTTTGAAGAAAAACTTTCTGCTGAAACTGAAACAGTAAAAGAAGCTATGGTCGAGAAAGTCGATTCATATCTTAACTATGTTGTTGAAGAATGGATGAAAGAGAATGAATTAGCAGTTGAAAGAGGTATTCGTACCGAAATCGCTGAAGATTTCATTACTGGACTTAAAGGACTTTTCAAAGAGCATTATATTGATGTTCCTGAAGAAAAATATAATGTACTAGACGATTTAACAGGTCAAGTCAAAGATTTAGAAAGCAAACTAAACGAACAGATTGAGAAAAATGTCAATCTTTCTAAAGATGTTTCTGAGTCTAAAAGAGAAAGCTTAGTTGTTTCTGTATCTGAAGATTTAGCAGACACAGAGAAAGAGAAGTTTGCTTCTATGGCTGAAAATGTTGAGTACGATAGTGCTGAGAAGTTTGCAGAGAAGTTAGAAACTATTAAAGAATCTTACTTCCCTAAAATGAAAATAGAAGAAGCTACATCAAGTGATGAAGTCGATTCTGTGGCGGAAAATTTACCTGTTGACGCTGGTACATCCGATGCTATGGCTGCATATACGGCCGCTATTTCAAAAGACCTTACGACTTTCAAATAGTCTAAGGGTGATTAACAATTAATAAATAACAAGGAGAGATAAATGTATCTTACTGAAAATTTACAAGAAAAATGGCAGCCAGTATTAGAGCATCCAGATTTACCAAAAATCGGTGATAGCTATAAGCGTGCTGTAACAACTGTAATTCTTGAGAACCAAGAAAAAGCAGTTAGAGAAGATAGAGGTTTCATGACTGAAGCTGCGCCTGGTAACTCTGTTGCTGGTGGTGGTGTTGATAACTGGGATCCTGTGTTAATTTCACTAGTTCGCCGTGCAATGCCTAACCTTATTGCGTATGATGTATGTGGAGTTCAACCAATGACAGGACCTACTGGTCTTATCTTTGCAATGAAATCTAAGTTTTTATCGCAAGACGGCCCTGAAGCATTATTTGACGAAGCAAACACAGAATTTTCTTCTGATAACGCTACTACAGATAACGCTGGTGCATCTGGTGATGCTCAATCGGGAACTAACCCTGCAACTCTAAACGATTCTAGTGCTGTATATACTACAAGTTCTGGAATGACAACTGCTGCTGCAGAAGCTCTTGGTGATGCTTCTACTAACGCATTTGCTGAGATGGCATTTTCAATCGATAAAGTAACTGTTACTGCTCGTTCACGTGCTCTTAAAGCAGAGTATTCAATGGAACTTGCACAAGACCTTAAAGCAATTCATGGTCTTGACGCTGAAACTGAATTGGCAAACATTTTGTCAACTGAGATTCTTGCTGAAATCAACCGTGAAGTTGTTCGTACTATCTATGGTCACGCTAAAGCGGGTGCTCAAGTGAATACTACAACTGCTGGAACTTTCGACTTAGACACAGACTCTAATGGTCGTTGGTCAGTTGAGAAATTCAAAGGTTTACTTTATCAACTAGAAAGAGATGCTAACGCTATTGGTCAACAGACTCGTAGAGGAAAAGGTAACATAATCATCTGTTCTGCTGATGTCGCTTCTGCGCTTCAAATGGCTGGTGTTTTAGATTACGCTCCTGCACTTAACACTAACTTGAATGTTGATGATACTGGTAATACTTTCGCTGGTGTTCTTAATGGTAAGTTCAAAGTATATGTTGACCCATATTCTGCGAATGTATCTGCAAGTCAGTTCTATGTTGCTGGTTATAAAGGTACTTCACCTTATGACTCTGGTCTTTTCTATTGCCCATATGTCCCATTACAAATGGTTCGTGCAGTTGGTCAAGATTCATTCCAACCAAAAATTGGTTTCAAGACTCGTTACGGAATGGTTCAAAACCCATTTGCAACGGCTCGTGGTACTGGTGTACTAGATGTATCTGGTGCAGTAGGTGCTGATGACCAAAATCTATACTACCGTAGAGTTAAAGTTGCAAATATTATGTAATTTTACTTTCTACATTGTAGAGATAAAGAAAGACACCTTCGGGTGTCTTTTTTTTCGTCTTTTAAAACTCTTATAAATATTAATGTAGAAATAATTCTACAACACACACACATAGGAGAAACACATGGCAAATAAAAATGCTTATGAGCTTCGTACAGATATACTCAGTATGGCTCAAAATAGAGTAATGGACAAATTCAATAATGAGTTTGGTGTATGGGATATGTCTTGCGAAAGGCATCCTGATACAGGGGCGCTTATGTCAACCACTACACCACCTACTTACCCAACTACTAGTGAGATACTAAAAACTGCAAATGAACTATATACATTTGTTGAAGCTGGTCGGGTGAAGTAATATCTATTAAGGCGGGTCAAACCGCCTTTTTCAACCATTATAAATATAAGTATGAAATCATTTAAACAAGTAGAAGAAATCGATTGTATCTGTGAAGAACAATATCAAGACTTAGTTATTACAGAGGCTGAGTATCAAGGTAAAACAGTTAAACTGAATGACCCGATACGAGGTGGTAGTAAGAAGTTTTATGTTTATGTCAAAGATGGCGATAGGATTAAAAAAGTATCATTCGGTGATACGACAGGTCTGTCAATCAAAAGAGATGACCCTGCTCGTAGAAAATCGTTTCGTGCAAGACACAAATGCGATACTGCAAAAGATAAGACAAGTGCAAGATATTGGTCGTGTTATCAATGGCGTGCTAATGCACCGGTGAATAACTAATGACAGATGTAAATGTACAAACTAGACAACCTTCTATTATGGACTATGCAAGTCCTATACAGTTTAGATTCAAATGTTCTAAACTACCAAAAGTAGAATTCTTTTGTCAGACTGCAAACATTCCTGGTATCGGATTAGGTGTAGCAGATATCGAAACACCACTCAAATCAATACCTTTTCCTGGTGATAAAGTTACATATCAAGATTTGGCAATATCATTTCTTGTAGATGAGAATTTAGAAAACTATAAAGAAATACATGACTGGATAATTGGTCTTGGTGCACCACAGAATCACAATCAATTTGCAAACTTCAGGGCAACATCTAGTGATAGATTTCCTGGCACATCATCAAGTAATGCTATAACAGGTCAAGCAACAGCCGACCCTCTACCAGAGAGTGGCATGTATTCAGACGCAACATTAACAGTTTTAAACAGTAAGAACATTGCCGTAACAGAAATAAGATTTCACAACATATTCCCAACATCTCTTGGTGCATTATCATATGATGTGCAGGCGAGTGATGTGAATTACCTATCTACAGCAGTAGATTTTAGTTACATGTATTATGAAATAGTACAACTGTAACGCTTGACAACATCACCGAGAGGTGATATAATAATGGATAAATTATGACACTAGAAGAATTGCAGCAATCAGCTGACAGAGATTTAAAAATAGATGATACTGACTTAGGTACAGAATCAATAAACATACCAATACTTCATAACAAATACCTACAACACTACAATAAGTTCTGTTTGCTTTTAAAGAAGGCAGAGTACGAACAAAAAGCACTCAAACGACATAAGTGGGAATACTACACAGGTAAATCTGATGCATCCGTGTATCAAGAGAAACCATTCGACTTGAAAATACTCAAGGCAGATGTTCATATCTATATGGACTCAGACGAAGAACTACAAAAAGCAGACCAGAAAGAAGCATATCTACGACAAGTAGTAAACTATCTTGAACAGTTATTGCGAAGCATAAACACACGAAACTTTATAATCAAAAACGCTATCGACTGGGCACGGTTTACGAGCGGCGCACTATAGTTTATGGAAACTCTTATCTTGGAAAAGAAAGACGAAGTGTATCTGACAGTTGATGCTGAACAAAGTATTCAACGAGAGTTATCTGAGTTTTTCACATTCTATGTGCCTGGATATAAGTTCATGCCCGCCTTTCGTAATCGTATGTGGGATGGTAAGATACGAATGTTCTCACAGAAAACAAAAGAAATCTATTTCGGATTGTTCCCATACATTAAGGCATTCGCAGAAGAAAGAGGATACAATGTTGTCTGTGGCGAAGGTGT